TTCCTTGTCAGCTTGGGGAAAGCAAAAGTGGAGAACTAAGTCTGGTAAAAAATCTAGTGAAACAGGCGAAAGATATTTACCTAGTGCTGCAATAAAAGCCTTATCTGCACAAGAATACGCTGCTACTACGAAAGAAAAAAGAAAATCTAAGAAAAAAGGTAAACAATTTTCTAAACAACCAAAAGCTATAGCTGCTAAAGTAAAAAAATATAGGAGATTTGCATGAAAAAAGAACTAACACAAAGACAAAAAGATACTTTGAAAAAACACAGTAAACATCATACTGCAAAGCATATGGCTATGATGCGAAAAGAAATGAGAGCTGGAAAGTCGTTTACAGCTGCACATAAAATGGCTCAAAAGAAAGTTGGCACTTAGTGGTAGCCAAAAAATATCAGAATCCCAAAGGTGGACTTAATGCTGCTGGTAGAGCTTACTTCAAAAGAAAAGAGGGAAGTAATTTAAAAAGACCACAAAAAACTGGTACTGATAGTCGTAGAGTTTCTTTCGCTGCCAGATTTGCTGGAATGAAAGGTCCAATGAAAGATGAAAAAGGCAGACCAACGAGAAAGGCACTAGCACTTAAGGCATGGGGATTTGGCTCAGTTGAAGCTGCCAGGAACTTTGCAAATAGACATAAAAAAAAGTGAATTGATTTTTTAGATAGCTTGTATAAAAAGCTATAATGACAGAAACTCAGCTCAAACAATTAAAAGAACTAAAAAAAACAAATAAATTTTTACTTGATAGATTAGAGAAAGCCTATATGGAAAGTGGTAAATTAAGACAAAGTCTTATACAGAAAGGAGAAAGAATATTTCCAGTCAAAAGCGAAAAGGAACTAGAGTCGAAAACGAAATAGTTAAACTGTTTCAAGGCGAGGGTTATGATGCCAGGAGACAACCTTTATCTGGAGCTATTCAAGACTTTCCACATGATGTCAAAGTAAATGATTTGTATGGTGGTACAACCATAGAAGTAAAAGCCAGAAAGTCTGGAGAGGGATTTACACAACTTGATAAATGGAAAGGATCAGCAGATTTATTAATTTTAAAGAGAGATTTTCAAAAACCTATGGTATACTTATCATGGGATTTTTTTAAGGAGTTTCTAAATGACGAAAGACAGAACAGACGACGTAACGAATCTGGAGAACAGGCAGATATTCCAGATCAGTTGGCAGGAGAGACAACGATTGAGAAAGATAGTAAGGAAAGTACATCTAAAATTTTTACCAGAGCAAGAAGTTTCGGACAGGGAGTGCGACAAGCTAATAGAAAGTCTTGGTCCAAAGGTAAGAGAAAAATTGTTAGTAGAGTATTTGGACAAAGTAAAATAAATGGGAAGTCTCAGCTACAAACCAGATGGGAATACCTTAAAAAACTTTCTAAAGAAAAATGATTTCTTTCGAGGAATAAGAGGACCAGTAGGATCTGGTAAGTCAGTAGCTTGTTGTATTGAAGTTCTCAAAAGAGCATTAGAACAAAAACCAAATCAAAATAAAATACGAAAATCAAGATGGGCAGTAATACGAAACACTAACCCACAACTTAAAACGACTACAATAAAAACTTGGCTAGATTGGTTTCCAGAAAATGAATGGGGAGCTTTTAGATGGTCTATACCTTATACTCATCATATTCAAAAAGGAAACTTAGATCTAGAAGTTATATTCTTGGCTTTAGATAGACCAGAAGATGTTAAAAAATTATTATCATTAGAGCTTACAGGTGTATGGGTTAATGAAGCAAGAGAACTACCAAAGTCAATCATAGATGCTTGTACTATGAGGGTAGGTAGATATCCAAGTATGAGAGATGGTGGAGCTTCCTGGTATGGAGTTATTGCTGATACAAATGCTCCAGAAGAAGATCATTGGTGGTCAATAATGAGTGGAGAAGTACCAGTACCAGATCATATATCAAGAGATGAAGCTATTATGTTAGTTAAACCAGATAACTGGTCTTTCTTTACACAGCCATCTGCTATGAAAGAAAAAAAAGAAAAAGATGGTACACTTGTTGGATATGAAAAAAATATTTCATGTGAAAACAAAAAGAATCTAACAAAAGATTATTATAACAATGTTATCAAAGGAAAAACAAAAGGTTGGATAGATGTTTATGTAATGAATAAACTTGGCAGCATAGAAGAGGGTAAACCTGTTTATCCTATGTGGAATAATGATTTACATTTATCAAAAGAAGATATTGAGCCAGCTCCAACTTCTATATTTATTGGTATTGATTTTGGATTAACACCAGCTGCTGTCTTTGGTCAAAGATTACCAAATGGTAGATGGTTAATATTACAAGAATTAGTTTGCTTTGATATGGGTGTATCTAGGTTTAGTGAGTTACTTAGATTTGAAATAGCAAAAAATTATTCTGGATTAGATGTAGAAGTATATGGAGATCCAGCTGGAGATTTTAGAGCTCAAACAGATGAAACAACACCATTTCAAATACTACGACAGAATGGAATAAAGGGTAAACCAGCTCCATCAAATGATATAGCACTACGAATAGAAGCTGTAGAAACAGCTTTAAATAGATTAATTGATCAAAAACCAGGCTTTTTAGTAGATAAAAGGTGTATAAATCTAAAAAAAGGTTTTAATGGTGGCTATTTTTATAGAAGATTACAAACTTCTGGCGATAGATATGATGAAAAACCTATGAAAAACAGATATTCTCATGTTCATGATGCTTTACAGTATTTATTAATGGGAGCTGGAGAGGGTAAAACATTATTATCTGGTAGAGCTTCAAAGCCAACTGTAGTAAAAACTAGAGGTTGGGATATATTTAGTGGGCAAAGAAAGTCAGTATGGCGAAACAAACTGAATGGTTAGTATTTTTCTATGAAAACAATGACTTTCATAGATCTCATAAGTTTTTTAAAAAAGGATTTAAACATTGTGGAGTTATGTCGTATAATCCACATAAAAAAATATGGTTATTAGTAGAATATAATTTTGGTCATTTGTTTGTAGAAACACTAGATGAAGAAGAAGTAGATAAAATATTTAGAATGATTAGTCAAAAAAATGGAAAGATACTACAAGTGCCAGTTAAATATAATTTACCTAGATTCCCAGTAATAATGAGATCCTGGATTAAAGAACATAGCTGCGTTAGTTATGTTCAAAGATTACTTGGAATGTCAAAGTTTTGGATATTCACACCATATCAGTTATATTGTGAGTTGAAAAAAAAAGGTTTTTCTGAAATAAAGCTGTAATGGGAGCTTTTCGTAGACCAAAAATGCAAGAATCTGAAGCTGATAAACAGCTACGCAAAGATATTGAAAGAAGAAGAAAAGAAGAAGAAGCAGAAAAAATAAGATTAGAAAAAGAACAAAAAAAACAAAAATCTAGAAGAAAAAAAGGTATGGTAGGACAAAGAAGTTTATTTACTAAAGGAACAAAAGGCATGACAGATCCAGAGGGTAAAACTTATGAGTAGTAAAAATGGAACTACAGGACAAACAGGTGGACCAGCTGGTGGAGGATCACAAGTAGCTAATCAAGTAGATCAACAAACCTATCAACAAAATCAAGAAAAAGCAAAACAAAATGTTGCAAAAACAGTTGAACAAGAAATGGCAAAAGGTAATGAGCTATATGGTGGAGCTGCATCTCAAGCTGCAAAAGATTCTTTAGTAGCTTCTGGAGCTGCAAAAGTAGGAAGTTATTTTGTTCAACAAGGTGGAGAGTTTATACGAGTATCTAAAGATCAATATGATGCAGCTAAAGCTGCTGGTCAAAAAGTTTCTACAAGTGTTACAGGACAAAAATTAGAAGAAAGATTATATGGACAAAGTGGAGTTATGGGTAGTGGAGATTCAACAGGTATATTATCATCAACTGCAATATCTCAAAAAATGTTTGAAAGACAAAGAAATATAAAACTAGCAATAGCTGGTGGATTAGCAATAGCTGGTGTACCAGGTATACCAAGTGCTATGTTATATGATTCCATGAGAACAGACTATGAGGGATATTTAGATAGATTTAATAAAAATATGACAAGTACATCTATAGCTGCATCTTCTAATAGAAATGAAAGTAATGTATCTAGTGCAAGTGGATTTGTAACATCTGGAACTGTAGCAGATCAAACAGCAACAGCAAATGATGAAGAAACAAAAAGAAGAAATGTAGCAGCTTATAGTGGTTTAAGTGGAGCTGAACAAGATGCTAGAAGATTTTTAAATGCAACTGGCAGAAATATAACTGGAAGTATGAACTAATGGCATATATAGAATTAGCAGATACAGAATTAGATAGTGGAATTACAGATAATCGAGTAGCTTCTTTTATGAAGAAGTATAGAGATTCAGAAAAAATATACGATCATTGGAAAGATAAGTATGAAGAAGCATACGAATATACTTTACCACAAAGAGAATCTTTTTATGAAGAAACTGTAGGAGAAAGAAGAACAGATAAAATATTTGATGAAACAGCTGTAGTAGGTATACAAGAATTTGCTAGTAGATTACAAGCTGGTCTTGTTCCTACATATGGAAGATGGGCAAACTTTGAAGCTGGATCAGAAGTACCAGATGATTCAAAACCATCTGTTAATGAACAACTAGATGCAATAACAAAATATGTTTTTGAGATAATTGCTGGATCTAATTTTAACCAAGAAATACATGAAGCATTTATGGATTGTGCTATTGGTACTGGTGTACTTTTAGTAGAAGAAGGAGATAGTTTAAACCCAATAAACTTCCAAGCTATTCCATTACCAAGAGTAATGTTAAACAATGGACCAGATAACAAAGTAGATACTGTATTTAGAAAAAGAAGTATTCCTTATAATAGACTAATGACAGCTTATCCCAAAGCAGAAATGTCTCCAGAAATGTTAAAAATAATAGAAAACAAACAAGGAGAAAAAGCAAATGTAGTTGAAGCTGTATTTAAAGATTATGATGAGCCTAATTCAGAAAAATTTAAGTATTGTGTTGTTTGTATGAATGAAAAAGAAATGATTTTTGAACAAGAACTAGAGGGTATTGGTAGTAATCCTTATGTAGTATTTAGATGGAATAAAGCATCTGGAGAAGTATTTGGTCGTGGTCCAGTATTTAATGCTATGGCTGCAATTAAAACAACAAACCTTACAGTAGAACTAATATTACAAAATGCACAAATGAA